TGCCAAAGCAGATCGGGCAGACATGTCCACCTCGGAATTTGCAAGTCACGTTCTCTCAAATAAAGAGGACTATCCAGCTAAAACGGAAAAGCAAGCTGTCCTGGCGAGGACGCTAGCTAAGGTGAGAAAACACAAAAAGAATCGCTCTAGTCGCTAAGGAGACATTGTCCCATGGCTGAAACGGCGAAGAAGAAGAAGAAGAAACACCCTGAAAAGTGGGCTCGTGCGAAAGCTAAAGCCCGCAAAAAAATGGGTGGTCACTCTGCACGCGCTATGCAATTAGCGACAAAATACTATAAAGATATGGGGGGCAAATACGAAGGTAAAAAGTCAAGTAAGAACAAACTTTCAAAGTGGGGTAAAGAGGACTGGCAGACCCGTGAAGAGTACGAAAAGAAGAAGTAACATCATGAGTAACCTCCAAAGCGAACTATTTTTAGATAAAAAAATTACTGAAGTTAACGGTGCGTGCCCTCTCGCCACCGTGGATATAGAGGACAACATTAAAAACAGAGATTGGACTATCGAAAATTACGGATACGGTCCTCTTAATCCTGCAGTACCTGACCCAGGTTTTTGGGAAAAAAAAGCGCAGCTGTGGAAGACTGATCTAGACACTGTTAAAACCGCTAGGTGCGGTAATTGCGCTGCGTTTGATCAATCCGATGTCATTCTTGGCTGTATTGAAAAAGGAATCAACGAAACCAAAGTTGGCTCTTTGGAGGACCTATTCGTGATCAGGTAAAAGAAACGATGCCTGAGACAGAAACTGAAAACGAGCTTACAGAAATTGTGAGTCAATTAGGAAAATACGAAGGTAAAAAGTCAAGTAAGAACAAACTCTCCAAATGGGGTAAAGAGGACTGGCAGACTCGTGAAGAGTACGAGAAGAAGAAAAAATGACAGACAAAGCCAGAGAAAAAGGACGCACTGAGCGTTATCTTCCTAAGTCAGCGTGGGCTTCGATGTCTGCTGAGGAAAGGAAAGCCACTGATGAAAAGAAGAAGGCGGCTACACGAGGTAAACCAGTAAACACTCACGTAGCCAACACTGAAAAAGCCAAACGGGCAGGCAAAAAAAAGAAGGCGGCTACACGAGGTAAACCAGTAAACACTCACGTAGCCAACACTGAAAAAGCCAAACGGGCAGGCAAAAAAGCTCGTGCGTACAAAGCATCTAGGAACAATGGCTAAACAAGGACCCTGCTGGGACGGTTACGTTCAGGAAGGCATGAAGAAAAAAGGAGACCGAATGGTCCCCAATTGTGTCAAATCCGGTAAAGCCGCCTCAGCCAAAACTAAGGCTCGCGCTCAGAAGTCCAAGGCGAAGTAAGGCGCATTTCGCCACCTAAAAGTTCTTGTGCTTCAGATCCGTCTGGGGCTTTTTCGCTGTAGATCGGTTTATTTTTTTCTTCCTCCTCGATTTGCCACAGAGCGTGTAGATCTTCAATACGCCTGTCTAGGTCTCTCATCACTAATTCTGTACGCCATTCTGCCCAGTCTTCGTGGCAGTAATCTCTCATCTTCTTGACCCAAGTTTTGTGAATAAAACCGGGCATGAACCTTTCGATAAACTCAGTCAGCTGATAAATCAGAGCGTTCCTGAGAGAATAAGACATTAGCTGCACGGGAAAGTACTCTGTTTTATTTTAGAGTATCAGTAAGCTGTTAGTTATTAAGTTAGTCCAAAAGCGGTAGACTATAGGCATTGCAGTATTGATCAGCCGTGGCCCAATTCACTTTTAATCGAGAGCTTGGCGTCAACCCCGCAGGAATTACTCGTTTTAGGCAGTACCGCACCGAAGATGGCGGAAACGTTACTGTTAACTACATCACAGAAGACACTACTGAAGGCTCTGAGCCTAGAGCTGATCTCTTTGCTGTCACGTCCTCGGCAACGGGAACTGGCACCGTCACACTTCAAGCTGGCTCTCACGCCGTGGGTCGAATCTATATCCGTAGCGGCACTGATGGCACTGTAATGGGTGAAGTTGAAGCTCCTAAAATCTCTAACCGTCAGGATGTTTCTTTTACTTTTTCAGTGGGTGCCACCATTGAGAACTACCTTTACGTAGAGAAGAAGGATCGCTCTCCTTGTGTGTATCGGGTTACTTACACAGCTGCATAGGTTTAGAAGACTGAGCGCAGCTAATATACGTTCAGCTTTTCTTCCTAACCGTGTCTAGATCCTTCGGGATGGTTCGGGCGATCAATATATTTCCTAGAACTTTTTTTGAAGTTTGGTTAGGTTCCCTGTTGGTTCTTTCTAAAGGGAACTTCGCTAATCTCTCAGCTTCCGTGGTAAAGGCTGGTTATCTGGTAGCCGCTCCGGCCGCGGGTGCTTTTGCTTTATGCTGTCTCCTGGTTAGTAGGATGACACTTGTAACATCACTATTTTTGTTGTTTGCTCTTACCACCTTCTCTAGTCTTATTAGTCTTACCTTGCAAGACCAAGTTTATCCTGCTCAACCGTTACTTATGGGTATGGCAGCGTCTGCATTTGCGTTGCTTTTCGATGCACTGATTGCCAAAATAAGATCACGCTGACGAAGTGAAGTGAGAATTTCTGACAAGGGTTTATCCCTGATCAAGAAGTTTGAGGGGATGCGGTTAAAAAGCTACCTGTGTCCCAGCAACGTACCCACCATTGGATACGGACATACGCAAGGAGTGACTCTTGGTATGACCATTACCGAGGAAGAAGCTGAGGCTTTTTTGCGTGAAGACTTAGAAAGCTTTGAGCAGTGCGTTAGCACCTGGACCAACGTTCAGATCAACCAAAACGAGTATGACGCACTGGTAAGTTTCAGTTTCAATGTTGGTTGTGGAGCGTATTCCAAGTCGACTCTGCTTCGTTTGTTGAACGAAGGAGCTTCTCGAAAAGAAGTAGCTGATCAGTTTGATCGTTGGGTAAAAGGTTCTGATGGCAAACCGCTGCAGGGTCTAGTGAATCGTCGAGCCGCAGAGAAAGAATTATTTCTAGAGAAGTCGAAACACCCAAGACTTGGTCAGTCGATTCTTGCGAAAGAAGACACATGGCTGAAAAAGCGGATGTCTGACTCAAACAAACTCAAACCGGAGGAAAAAGTCTTTGTCCCTAAAGGAGCAGCGTGGGAGTGGATCGAGCTGACGATGTTCGCTGGTAGTTCGCATCAGCAAGTGCGTCTTTGTTCTGACCAAAAGAAATGGTACATCTGGGAACCTCACTGGAAGATAATCAATGATGTTCCAGACAATGCAGCGACATACAAAAAAGCGTCTGCTCCCAATCTCGATGTAGAGTATTTTTCCCAGCGGGACAACTACAGAGACGCAGACCGCACATGCTACTCTTCAACGTGTGCCATGCTTCTTAACTATTTAAAACCTGACAGTATTGCAAATGACGATGAATACATCAAAGTTGTCTTCTCTATTGGTGACACTACAGAAGCGTGGGTTCAACTTCAAGCGCTCGGTAGTTTCGGGGTTGAAGCCGAGTTCCGCCAAGACTTCAGCTGGGGCGATGTTGAGGACTTGCTGCGTAGTGACATTCCTTGCCCCATCGGCATTCTTCACCGAGGGCCTCTTGATGCCCCGTCGGGTGGGGGACATTGGATACTGGCAAAAGGAATCACTCCCGATGGTAAAGGGATATACGTTAACGATCCCTTTGGTGAACTGGACCTCGAAAAAGGAATTTACCTCTCTGCCGATGGATATAACAAGGTGTACAGCAAAGAAAAATTAGGGAAGCGTTGGTTGGTAGAGAACAATCACGACGGCTGGGCAATCAAGGTTAAGCAGAGCTAGGATCCATCAAGCGATGGTTCGGCTTTGAATACTGATTACCTTAAGGACTGGAGTGTCCCTGCCGAAACCCGCAAAGCTGATTTTATGCAGTTTCTGTATGAGCGGAGCGGTCGTACCTGTGGGACCTACACAGGACTGTGGCTTGAATGGATGGAAGAAAACGAGGGGTTTGGAGAAGAGGCTCGTGATGAGCACTACTGCCATGTGTTTTTAGATGAATAGTTTTCGCTGAGTTTATAATTAAAGAAGCTCCTGAGAGACGTTGGCTAGAGCACCTCGTGATTACAGGAAAGAATACGATGAGTATCATGGATCGCCTGAGCAACGTAAGCGCCGTGCGGCGCGTAATCGTGCTCGCCGACATCTTGAAAAGAACGGTCGAGTTCATAAGGGAGACGGAAAACACATCGACCACATCAACTACAACGCGGAAGACAACAGCTCTAAGAATCTTCGGGTAGTAGATAAAAAAACTAACCTCAAAAAACAACCTAAACGGAGTTAAACTAAGTCATGGATAATTTTCTTCAGCGTCCTGGTGGTAATGGTCCGAAGGTAGCTCTCCAACCTTTGGGTGGATTGGCCAGTGTTCCTGCTGCCGGACCAGCCGCATATAACTCAGCTCCTGAAGGTGCTTCTCCTGCAAGAGCTTTGGCTTTGGACAATGTCAATCGAGTACTAGCTCAGTACAAAGTTGACATGGGAGAGTTTTCTCGACTCCCCGTGGGTCCCACTAACTACGAGATCGGCAACATCATGCCGAGCCAGGAACCGACTGGACCTGCTGGGTACAATCATCAAGGCAAGATGGTTTTTCCCGGCAGAGCTGCTGACCTTAATAAAGCTGAGTTCATCCAGCAGGAGATGAACACTATGAATCCTGCTCTGCGTGCAGATATGCAGAGAATGACCCAGTTCCCTCAGCAGAACTTCTACAACCTGCAGAACCCAACGAACTATATGCCTGTCAACTACAATATGCCTGACAGTCTGTACATGCAGGCACCTATGATGATGGAGAAGCGTGGTGAATAATCGTCTTCGCAGTGAGCAAATGCCAGGCGCAGGTGTTCGCATGGCTGGTATGCAGATTGGCTTAGGTCCCGCTGAAGTAGAGCGGATGGTTTCTAACCCCAGCGAAATCACTAAGCGTCTTCGTTATCAAGAAACTTTCCCCCAGACTTGATAAGCTGAGTGCCACCATCGTGGCGTTAAGTGCATACCGCAAAACTTGACTGGATCACTCCAAACGCAGAAAGCGTCATAGCTCGTCATGCCAGGGTCTCTACCAAAGACCCTAATCGCGAGGAATACAAAAGACTTTTAAAGTTCTGCATCAAGCACGGACACTGGTCGATCTTTGAGCAAGCCAGTGCAAGCTTTGAGATTTTGACAACGAGGGCAATCTCGCCTCAGATCCTTCGCCATAGAACTGCAAATTTCCAGGAACTTTCGCAGCGATATTCAAACCCGTGGGAGGTATTGGAAGAGATCGATCTGCCAGCTACTGACTTTTCTATTCGACGCCAAGCTGAGAAAAATCGACAAAGCAGTTCGAGCGAGCTGCCTTATGAGATTCAAAGTCAGTTCAGACGACGTATCGAATTGTTTGATAAAACAGCACGTCATCTCTACGAGGATATGCTAGGTGCAGGTGTTGCTCGTGAGTGCGCAAGAAATGTTCTTCCGTTATATACTCCCACCCGACTTCACATGGCTGCTCCACTCCGCACGTTTATTCATTACGTTGGTCTTCGTGGCCAGAGTGATACTCAGTTGGAACATAGAAAGATTGCTCTGTGCATCGGTCGTCAGATCAAACTCCAAGTCCCCACTGTTGTTGAAGCAATCCTCGATCTTTTGATTACGAGCGACGAGTCTCCCTTAGAGGGCTGGCGCTTCCTTAGGTGACATAAGAAAGAGCAGCTGTTCGATTGATCTCATCGTTCAGCTGCCTTCTTTTGTCTTCTACTAAATGCATACTGGAGACATAGCAGTGAGCGCTGATTCCGTCTCTAGTAAGCATGACTTTATAACAATCTTCACCTAAGTAATCACACACCATCTCACCCATTAAGTGACTCCCAAGGATCAGGTTTCTCGGCGGGAGTGTTCGCCTTTGTCTGCATCTTAGCCGCAGCTTGTTGAGCTTGGATCATTTGTATAGCTCGTTTATGTTGCTCCAACTCAGTTTGAAGTTGCTGTGTTTGAGCTTGTGCCCAGTTAGAAGCATTTTTAGAAAGATTATCCAGCGCACTTTGTGTATGAGGGAAGTTAAAAACTACTCCTGCTCCCGTGTTTACTGAAATTTTCTGACCGTCAGACTCCTCTGCAACGGCAGTCAAAAAGTTATGAGCGTGGGTAATCGGGCAGTTTGCCAGGAAAGCCAGCTCTACAGGGTCGACCAAACCTTTGTTCCTGTCGTACAGAGTTGCAAAGGTTGAACCAACCCTTTCTGCTTCACGCTCAGTGCTTTCGTTTTTCATTGCACGTTGCGCAGAAAGAGAGGCACCCCCAAGGATGCCTCCCATAAAAGCCAGCGATGCTCCGGTGTATACAGGATTAACCACAGTCGTGGCAATTCCTACCGCACCTCCGATTACGAGGGCTGCTTCGATGGCTCTAGATTTGATCATGCTTTTGGAATGCTTTTTCCCATTTGGTGAAGTCGGGGTCCTCAGCGAATTCGATCGGTGTGGGTAACCGATTATCCCCTGAGGATGCTCGGTCGGATAGTAGATCATATTTTTTGAGGCGTAAACCCTGGATACAGAGCTTTCCGTCTTTTATAACAGTGTCGGTGTAAGGCAGTTTAAGAATATTCTGTAGAGTTTCTTTTACACGCCCTGTAAAGTTAGGTTTAGTGCATGCTCTAAAGCCGCATGCTCGGCAGTACTGAGAGTAGCTGGCATATAGTTCGCTGTATGCATCCTTGACTAACAATCCACGCTCTTGTTCATCAGCAGAGGGTTTCAGGGCACCGCGACCAATTGGGGTCTTGTGGTTAGGTGCATAAAGGCAACACTCTGACATCCACGCAACAAACTGATTGTTGAAAGTCAGCGCTTCGAGGTTGGTAGTGGAGATGGATGGAACGTGCTTTACAGGATTAGAGAGCACGTCTCGCATCTTGTCAAAACTCATTGACAAAGCCCACGTAACAATGCCACTCATTTCAGGAACAAAGACGCCTTCGATGCGGTCCTCGTGAACGTCCAACAATTGACGCCTGCTACTAGGGGGCACCACTTTGTCCATCACAATCGTCAAACGACGGCGTTCGAGTCCAGAGCTGGAGTCGTTAGAGCTGATGTGCTCGTTAGATGCAATACAAACCAGAAGTTCAGGTTTGAATGAGATAATTTCTTTGCCGTACTTACGTTCAGCACGCAGTGTGTCAGACGCTGAAGTAAGTTTTTTCAGCACGTCCATTCGCTTGTTGTAGTTCGATTCATCCGTCAAAAGCAAGAGTCGCTTGCCCATGAGGTTGTAAGTTTCGAACTTGTTGGTCTCGATGATCTCTAGCGAGGACGTGTGGGTTTGAGCAAAGCCAGCAAGAGCAATCATCAATTGCTGCATCGTTGACTTACCAGTTCCACCAGGTCCCACAAGGTGAAGGAAGCGCTCACCAGAGGTGTATCCAGTCAACAAGGCGCGAGCATAGGCTTGGATTAGTACCTCTTGTCCAGCTCGCAGTGACGTTTTCAACCACTGCAAGAATTCAGGACAGTCCGCTTGATCGTCATAATCGAAAGCAAGTTTGGACCTCAGATACTTGTCTTTATGCAGACCGGGTTTGAAATCCATCGTGTCGCTATCCAGCACGCCGTTCTGAAACGGGATGAACGAACGCCCAGCAGACCAGATGGATTTACGACCTCCTTCGTAGGACCGGAGCATCTTGCTCTTGAGGATTTTGTAAACCGACTCAATTGTGGTGGCAGTGTACTTCGCAAGAATGCCTGCCTTTACAAATAGATCGCATGCTTTGGTTATGTGTGCCTTGATGTGCTGCTCATCCTGGCTGTACCAGATTCCTAGATCTGTGTCGTAGGTGTAGAAACGATCAAGGTTGGAGTCGTAGATGAAGTTTTCGCCGAGGTGATCGTAGAGAGAATCAGCGATATTGTTCTCAGCAAAAGCTTTCTGTTCACTAGCTGCGCCTCCTTCCTTGCCAGAAGCTAGGTCGATGATGTCAGTGTTTTGCTCTGAAGATTTCTTAGACATGGGTTCTTGTGATGTAGATGTGTTCTCAGGAGAGAAGTCCTCTAGAGAAAGAATGTTGTTGCTTGGCTTTGGCCTGCTCTGACTCAGAAGCTTTTTAACGTCATCTGGAGCCTTGTCCTCATAGACTTTAGGGCTTTGGGTAGCAACCTTCTTCCAGCATGCCGCTTCTCCTTTTTCGGAAGCGAGAGCAATGGCAGGAAGCAGGTCCTTGGCCCCTCCAATCGAGTTGAGGATGCGGGCGAACTTGCCGGTGTGTTTGCCTTCGAGGTCGTATGGATAGCTGTAGACATTATAGAACGCTTGCTGCGCAATGGTCAATGCACAGGCGTTTGGTGACAAACCATGCTGGTACAGCCAGTTCGACCAACCGATTAGCTCTTTGAAGATGTTGGCCATCGTGGCACTTCGATCTTCAACGTCCTCGCCATTGAGAACGTCTCTTACTAAACGAGAACAGAGCTTGACTAAGCTCAGCCCCTGAGGGTCTGGTGTATTGCGAGATAGGGCTGCGTGGCCATCACTCTCTTCTTCATCGTCGTCAACTACTGTTGCACAGTAATGTTGATATGCTTCGTCAATTTTCTGAGAAGGAATAAATTTATCAGTGACCGTAAGGATTCCGTGGGGACCGTGGGCTCCATAGAAAAGGTGGGGTACTGAAAAGGCTCGGAAGTCTGAGCCTGGAATTTTTTGACCGATGGTTTTGGAAAACCACTGGTAGAACTTAGGGTCAAGGATTGGTTTTTCTAAACCAAAAACTAACCTAAACCTTGGCCAGCTCTCGGAACCAGAAGGTGAATCATAAGCAAAGCTGAGATACTTTTTACATACGTCGAGATTAAGAGCCTCGTCATAAGTAAGTTCTTGTTGTTGTACCTTTTCCCCATTAGGTCCTTTTTTATCTGCTTGATTATCAATGTCAACAATGATAAGGCCAGCTTGGATTAGTCCTGTGTTCTTTGCTTCCCTTTTACCATTCTGTAACTGCCACGCACAGAGTCCAGACTTTAATGCTATGTATTCAGATAAATCAAGCGCATCGATATTCTTGGCTTCCCAGTGTTGATTGAACTTGCTGAAGTCACCACCAGCCTGGATCTTACCCGTCTTACTGTCGACATAATTTGCGACAGTTGTGTTGACGGAGCATGCAAATTTCATGTAGAGACAGCCTGGTCTAGTATTATGAGTCCTGTGCAGACAATGTGCAAGGATTACAACGATGAGGCTTAACTTGCCGGGAGCCTAGGCTTTCGTTGCCTGCATATCATAATATTTTCCCACGAGTTCCATCCATTTCTTTTCGTCTTTCTCCACCATTTTTTCTCCAAAGGTAAATACCTGAGTACTAAAATTTTCCACAGCAGTTGTAACAATTATCTGCGTCTTAGATATCTTTATATCAAGGCACTCCTCTGCTGCCATCTTGTACGCTGCTAATTGCAGACGTGTCTTCTTAGCTTTGAACGCACCTGAGATTAAAGCTTTTCGGGTTTTCAAATCAATCGGTGCGTCCTTTGGAGGGAACTTTGCTGCGTAAGGTCCGTTTGAAGTTTTGAAGTCAGCCAGAATAATCTCACCGTTCTGGTCTTCGTAGATTAGGTCACAACATCCTGCATAGCCCTGTTCGTTTTTCTCATCGTAATAATAGATTCTACCCACCCCGTCATCACCTACGTACTTGTTCCACCGTGGTTGCTGAAAGGGACGCTCTGACCACAATACTTTTCCTCCATCGAGCAGAGTGTCGAGTCGTTCAGGCATGCCCTCCCAGTATGGGTAGTAGTCATTGGGAGGCACTACAGTCAAACCGCTGATGTAGTTCTCAACCGCGTTATGAATCCACGTGCCGCGTGTTGCCGCAGCATCTGATGCTCCTGGATTCATCTTGTTCCAGTATGCAAGCTTCCTTTGCTGCTCGTCTGATTGAGTAGCAGTCAGGATGGAAGTGACACTGGGAAGTGGTTTAGGAACTCCTCCGCATACATAGTGTCTAAGTCCGTTAATCGTTACGCGGGTGTCACTCACCTTACTTCTCAAAAAGGATTAGTTAAGTCTTCGTTGCCCAGAGACGGGGTGTCGCTGTCAATGAAAAACTCTTGCATCTGGTAGAGGTACTGTTTGTTCCTTTGCTCAAGCTCACCAAGCAAACATAAACCAGCTGAGAAGGATTCAGAAACAATTTCAGCAGCTGTATCGGCATCGCGTGGCTTACCGTTTTGATCGATGCATTCCGTAAGCAACTGATTACTTAGCAGTAGTGCAGCAATCTTGTCGAGTTTGGCACTCTGTTGAGTCTGAAGTTCAACCAGTTTAGTTAGAAGTGCCTTGATATCACTAGCCACTACACACCGACTGAGGTCGTTGCCAGTTTAGTGCAAAATCTATTTTTGTGGTAATTTCATCTGTCTGATCTGCAGTGAAGACGAACCACGCAGATGTCACTGAATCTTTTGCTTGTTTGTTATCCGCACGGAACGCAGGACGTGGTGAGAGAATAATCAGATTTCTTAGGGAATGAGACAGTAAAAGACTTTCCCTGGTTCGTGTGGGCTCTAAGAAACTGATGCGATCTAGTAAACAGAATCCTTTGCTAGTCATAGTCATTCCTGCATCTACAACCAACTCACTCTTCTTACCTAGTCCCTGCGTAACGCAGATGAGCCAATCAATCTTTGGAAGGTGTGCCCAGTATTGGTCCTCGACCAAATCGTCTAAGGTGCAGGAGTAAACCGTGCATCCTTCGTTTTTGATCTGAGTCTTCAGCACATGCTCTTGGTCATTCACCACAAGTACTGTGCCCTTCACAATGTCCTTATTAGCCAGGGGTGAGTAGACTCGATCAGGGATTTTGTAAAACATGGACTCAGATAAATTACTTGAAAGACTAAAGGGATACTTAACGATGGAGCAGGAGTTCCATCACCAGAAAGTTACTAACGGATGTAAGAAGCTAGGTAAGGAGGAACTTGAGGAGATTATAGATATTGTCCACACAAATTACTTAGTCAAAGCAGGGATGTTTAAAAGGTTGGTGGAGCACTGCATTCGACGCGGATACAAGTTGCCTCCAATGTCTGATCTGTTTAACGAGCCATAAAAAGTTAAACTTAATAAGTGAATAGAAAATGCCGTGAACGTTACTCCTGAGCAGTTACTGTCTTTGTTTATTAGTGGTTCGGAAAGTGTTGAACCTAATAATGAAGTAGCAGGACGTATGCAGCAGGTGTTTCCACGGTACGCTGACCCTGATGACGGTGTGGTGAAAGCTGACCCTGCACTGGTCATTGATGCAGTCAAGGAAGAGCTTCTAGCTGGAGCACCCAGGTACATTCGTAGTAGTTTCTCTCCTAGAGGAGCCCTTATCAAGGCCCCGCATATCGACTCCCCCTACATGGACGGGCGGATCGAACGGGGGTTTCAACGACCTGAAATTCCTCGACCCAGTATCCAGCTTTTCCCGATAAGGGGTGTCTGATTGAGACATGGAAAAGGCCCAGATGCGGCGGGCACCTGAGCCTTTAATCATCCTCTACTTTTTACAGCGACACCCCTTAGAGGAAGGGGGCCAACACGCCATGTATCGTGTGACGCAGTCGTACTATAGCCCCATTCCTGCTTCCTTCAGCACCTTGAGCTGCTCGTCAGAGAGTTCTTTTTTACTTGAAGCTTTTGGTGTGGGAGGTGCGGACTTAGCTCCGGGAACTCCAGCACCTGGTGGAAGAGAAGCAAGTCCGCCAACGGGAGCACCTTCTAAACGCTTAGGGTTCGCTTCGATAAAAGCTTCCTTAAGCGCAGCATGGTCCTCTCCCATAGGAAGCTCGATGAGATTCGAACCGGAGATATTAGATTTAAGTGCAGAAGCCACCAGATTTCCTCCGTCTCCATCAAGCCACTTTTCAATGTCTTTGATAAGTGACTCCTCCTCTTCTCCATTAGCAGGGCGGTCCTTGAACTCAACAAAGTTATAGTTGATCTTACCCTTGTCTTCACCCGTCGTGGGGTCAGTGTCACTGAAACTACGAGCTGTGAACTTCGTTGAAGTAATTACTTCAGCAACGTTGATTCGGTTGTTGTAAAGAGTCTGGAAGTAACTGATGAAACTCTTTTGGGAAGATTTGCCGCTGAGGATAGTAGTAGAAACACAACGCTTAGGAAGCAAGCGATGGGTAGGGCTAACACCAATGTAAGCAATACGAATGAACTCCTCGTGAGAACGCATGCCCAGGTTCCCAAAGAACGGCGTGAAACCCAAGAGAACAAAATCGATAGGGATTCCGTTATCGTTCTGGTCCGTGATGGCGGCGTCAGGATCGTTATCGGATTTCCAACGACGAGCCTGAAGATCGACTCGTAACGTGTGCGGCGGGACCTGACACAGAATTTCGTCAGCGTCGAATTTTCCAGCGATGTATGGCATTGGGAAGAAATTGGTAGGTAGTAAAAAGGGTCGTAATCAGAAGTCGAAGTTAACGGATCCAAGAGCATTGGCTGCAACTTTGCCTTTGTCTGGATCAGAAGCCTTCTTAGGAGTAGGTTTAGATCCGCGTGGGAGATACAGGACTTTGTCTGCGCTGTAGTTCAAGAACTGCTTATCGTCCTTAGAACTGCTGGAGACTTTGCCAACAGCGATAGTAGGAGTTCCTGCGGGTAGATCAGAGAGTTGCTTGCTCTTTTCACCCCAAGCAGAAAGTTTGAACCACTGCGTCTCTTTGTCTTCGTCTTGCCAAGCAATAGAACGATTGGTGACAGTGGTGTCTCCCATCGTCACCTCGTCACTCTTGGGACCAAGACCACCTGTGGCCATGAAGAGATTCATGACAAGGATGTCATCAAAGCTATCCTTTGAGACAACCAACATGGGTTTCATCTTAAGACCTTCGCCATCAGCTAATGGTTTTGTTGGTCCGATTGCAAGGAAGTGGTCACCCTCCCCGAATTTTTTCAGCTGATTGGCGACGTAGCTTCCAGGTTTGTCAATGAGTTGAACTTTGGTTGGAGTTCGTTTTTCGCTTGCGGGTAAAGCTTCAGCAATTAGGTTGATGAGTCCTTCCTGCTCGAGAGCAGTGTCTGTGACCCTAAGGCCCAGCATGAAGATGTTCATTGAGGTTTCGGTAAACAGTTGAGCGGTGTACGTTTAACGCCTTGGCGATTTGCGAAACGCTTGCGCCTTGGCCATGGAAAGCTAACAGCATTTTCTTGTCGCCGCCAGTCAATTTAGATGCTTTGTCTGTCTTATATGAGAAGTGGTATGGGTTAACACATTCTTTATTATTGCATTCGGTTTTAACCACGCTGTCTTTTCTGATATCCATGTAGTCGAGGATGAGGTTTCTGAGGTAGAACCTAGTCCCAAAGGCGTAAAGAACTGGAGAGTTGTTGGAGAAAGATCCTTCCCACTCATAACAGACTGAGTGGTTGAAGTTATTGTATGCGAGGTCCTGGAACAGTTGGCTCACAGGATCTTGGACACTCTTGTGGTTGTAGTCCAAAGTAAAACGCTCAAGCCCTAACGCCCGACTGATGTCGAGAGCCTGAGCCTGAGCGTGGTAACTGTCGTTAGCAACAACACCGATTGATCTGGTCTTGTTGTTTCTGTACCCGATTAGGGTGTAGTGCTCATTCAACTTCGATACCGAACAGGCTTGCGGCTGCTTTCCAACCCAAGCCTAACTTCTCTTCTGCCAGTTGATTTTTAATTTGTGCATCGCTGTAACCAAACTCGCGAGCACGGTTCAGTGCAGCCAAGCCAATAGTTCCTTGCTTGCCTTGCTCACCAATGAAGCTTGACAAAGAGGCGGATTGAGAAATAGTCATCGCTAAATATTCAATGGGAATAATCTAACGATGCCTATTACATCGTCAACGACGTGCGGCTGCCTTTGCTCCAATCTGCATGCCAGCTGACCGTGCTTGGTCGCGTGCTTGTGCGAAAGTAATACCTCTGGCAGCAGCCATGTTCATCAGACCCTGTTCACCAATTGCTTGACCACCCCCGCTGGACTGAGGCACATTTGAACCTGTCTGGTAAGTCGCAGCAATTTCCCTAGCTGCTTGTGATGGAGCCGGTGCTGCTGCAGGAGCTGCGGCAGGTGCTTGATAAGCTTGGCTGGGATCTGCACCAAGAGCTTCTAAAGCTTTAGGTCCGTACTTAATACCCTGTTGTTGAGCAAACTGTTTGATTGCAGTGTCACTTAAGCCTTGATTGCGCATACGCTTGACTGCCTCAAGACCAATTGCACCTTCAGTTGAATCTTGATCACCTCGGTAAGAACTGGTATCAGTGTTAATGCCAAGCGTCTGAGCTGCCGTGGGACCAAACTTGATTCCTTCTTGGCGTGCCTTCGCGAGGATCTCCTCGTTGCCACCAAACTTGTCACCGTAGTATCCCATGTACTCACCGATGCCGCGAGCACCAATGGTATCCAGTTCACCGGATTGATCACCGATGAACGACCGCAAAGTTCTTTCTAAGAATTGGTCCTCCTTTTTTTGCTGAGGGGTGAAGTTGACAGTGGCGTTAGCTGTAGCAGTGGCACCCCCTCCGTCACCGCCTCCGCTGCCTGCTTCAACGGGAGGCAAAGGAGTACCGAGATACTCATAAGTGGTTTTGACTGCAGGGTTTTTACCTCCAGTTTGGTAACCCAGAGTGTTTGCTCCTCGACCGAAGATCTGAGTCTCAGTTACTTCCCGTGGGAAAAGGTTCGAATAGTAAGTATCAGTTCCAGTTGATTTGACGTAGCTACTTCCAGGTCTTCCTGATGAACCTTGACCACCAGTAGCTGGACTGTCGACTTGCTCTAATCCTCGAACCGTCTCAGTTCCAGAATCTTCCGCTGCAACTGGGGAAGTTGTTGTAGAAGAAGCTTGGATGTTAATCGGCTTTGCGCCGCCTACGGCAGTTGTTCCTCCAGCTGCAGCGTTTTTAAATGCATCGCCTGCATATCGTTCGATACTCTCTCTAGTCGCCTGTGCGTCCGTGCCGTCTAAACGCTGCGCGTTCTCAAGGTCCCGTGCTGAGTTCAACCGCTGCGCAATACCAGAAATAAAATCTTCGTTGTCCAGAAGATTCAACAACCGACTCCCAGGTTGCCCACGTCGGGAAGATTGTTGGTTTGTATTTGCAGAGCTGACCATCTCTACGATTACGCTTTAGGACTTATTTTAACAGCCTCAATCTGTTCTGACGAAGAACCTTTGTAGGTTGAATCCTGGTCCTACAACTCCTTTCAGAGTTCTCATAACTCGCTTGGCTTCTTCGTGACATCCGTATGGCTTAGCTGATTCTTTTGTGCCACAGTAAGCTACCAGTCTTTTCTTCTCATGGTTTAAGGCATCGGAAACGTAATCGCCATACCTTGTTATTACCCAAACTTCGCGGAAACTAAGCAGCGGCATGGTTTCAATTTCTTCCGCTGTATAAAGCGTGCAGGCGTAGGTTAGAGACTTTTTAGATCTTTTTGTACCTTTTTGTTTAAGTGGCTTAACACTCTTCTGATTCTTTTTAGAAGCCGTGGGCTTCTTCGTAACTTCAGAAACTGCCTTGAGTGTTGGTTTAGTGCCAGTATTCAGCTCTTTCTTTAATCGTCTAGCAGCATTAGCAGCAACAAGTGCCTTAGGGAATACTTCAGAAGTGAAGACAATCCCTTGATCGATCCTGCAGCATCCGACAAAACCTAGGTCAGTCTTTGCTGTAAAGATCTCCTTCTCAGCCGGGATATTTGTAATCTCCAAGGGACTGTCTTTATGCTGCCAAGATACTAGTACGGTTACTTGGCTTCCGCCCAGTTTTCTCCGATAGCAGCGTCTGCAAGTACGGGCACTTCTTTGAGGATTTTTTCCCCTCCTTCCTTCATGCACTGCTCCAGTATCTTCTTGTAGTGTTCAGCTTTTTCTTCTACAGCTTCAATCACAATCTCATCATGCACGCATGCAATTAACCTTACGTCATCCCCTTCCATCTTCTCTACTAAATTGGCGAGAGATATTTTCAGGATGTCTGCTCCAGCTCCCTGAATAGTGTTGTTAGCACAAACCATCATAGAAGCGTCATCGTAAGAGAGGAGACGCCTCCTACCCGTGGCTGTGCGACTGTAAGTCCACCCGTCTTCTACAAGGTTGGCGCAGTCTTTATGCCACGATTTTAATTGCGGGTACGCCCTGTGAAACGCTGCGTGATTTAATTTTGCCTCTGAAAGGGTCAATATGTTCCCTGACTGGGCTGAGTAGGTGCGATACTTTTTATAACCCATACCATAAAGCAACGCAAAGTTCATAGTCTTGCCCTGTTGTCTTTGTTCTTTTGTTACCTCTTCGAATGGTATTTGGTGGATCAGGCTTGCAGTCACAGTATGAAGGTCTTTGCCCTCCATGAACGCTTGCATCATCTGCGGGACTGGAACTAACTCCGCACCCAAACGCAGTTCAATCTGAGAGAAGTCACAGACAATCAGTTTGTATCCGGGTGACGCAACGAAACACTCTCGGAACTTCTTGTCGCGTGGTATCTGCTGGCAGTTTATTGCGAATTCTGTTTTAACTTTTGAGGCTGCGACCCGCTTGCTGCCCACCGAAGTAAAGCGTCCAGAGTTAGCTCCGTACTGCTTATACCCACTATGGATACGATGGCTAAGAGGATGAATGTTACTAAGCAACCTTTTAACATGACCAAGGCGAGTTTCACACTTCGTTCTCCTACGCAGATGGTTAAGGGTTTCGTCGTCGCTGGCAAACTCAGCTAAGTCGATCTGGCTGAGCGTCGGTTTTCCTGTTGCATAGTTAGTTGGTACATCGATGCCAACAACTTCGAAGTGTTTAAGGCACTGAGCGTTGGATCCTGGGTTAAATCCTTTCTTGATGTTCTTGCTGACTGAAATAGAGCCATCCAATCCTCGTGGGAGTTTGTGTCCATCGGGAAGTCGCTCGTCTAATGACTCACAAAATATCGTAGTGAGTCTGTCAAGCTCCTGCTCAATCTCAGCTTCTAGAGCTTTCAACTTAGTGATATCAACATTGAAGCCTGTGTAAGACATCTTCGCCACTGGGAAGATGATCTTAGATTCCAAACCGTAGACAGGAAGAAGGTTTTCCTCGGTCAGCTCCTTTAGTTGATCAGCTGCGATCTCAGGGAGAATGGCTACGTCCTTAGCTGCGTATTCAATTTGAGAGTCAGTAAGTTCGTCTACAGACCAATCACTTCTCTGTTCTTCTTTTTCGACTTCGATGTTAAGTCTACGCTCAGCTATAGCTTTAAGTGAGTTAGAAATCTCTGCATAGTACTTCTTATTTATTTTTGGGCTGAACTTAACTTCTTTGTATCCTGCACGCAGTACGCGTTCTGCGATCATAGTGTCAAAAACTTTGCCTCTGAAATCGACACCCAGAGCGAATAGGAACTGAGCATCGAAGTAAAGGTTCTGTCCGACCAGCATCTCACGGGTCTCTACCAGCGATAGAAGTTTCGAGATGGTTTTATGAGACAGCTTGAAGAAATCAAAGACACTTACTTCCCGCTCTTCAACCTCAGTCGAGGAAGAACAAAGCTGCAGAAGGCGTGGCTTGGCTATGCGACAATCCAGACCAGTGGTCTCAAAGTCAAGGCAAAGTTTTTCGGAACCGTGAAGCTTCTCAATTGCTGCCAGAGCTTCGGCGTCGTCCGTGATGTAGGAGAAGGTGAAGTCCATTTGATCTCGATCAGAGCTGGAGTTGACGCTTAGACAAAAAAAGGAGGGCACTCCCACTAAGCGCCCTCCAAGCTAGTCCCTCAATCCGATGGTGTCACTGTTTCCAGAAGTTTGCAATGAAGTCTTCTGAATCGTTCCAGTTGCGCATAATTTGCATACCTTTCTTATTGAGTGACACGATGTACACCTTTCGTTGCAGATGGGACTCAAAGTCCCCATCGCTTTTATCGATCGAACCGAAGCTCACCTCTTTCTGAAGGTTGACCAAGCCTACGCTTTGGAGGTACTTCAATCCTTCACGCATGGCTGTGTAGATCGGTGATGAGTGATAAGCGTTGCGGTCGGTGGTCTTACTGATGAGGGCAACGTAACCGCGCTTTGTTTTTTCAAAACCCCTAAACAGCCGTGGAGCTTCATCGGGACTTACATAACTGAAGTTAGCAAGGTGGTTTACACAGTCTTCTGCAATCTCTCTCAGGTTCCTGGAGTGTCCATCAGACAGTGAGTTCAAGATCATTGCAGCTCCCACATTCTTAAGCTTGTTGTTGGCGAGGATCTCGTGAAGTGCGTCGAAAGGATCCTTCGATACTGTGACGACAGCTGCTACTGATGTCTTACCGGACTTTTGATATTTTCTTTTTGGGGAGGGATTGAATCGCGTTCCTCCTTCCATGGCAAGCTTTGCTGCCAGGCTTGCCAGCTTAGGGTTTTTATCCTCAACAGCTTTAGCAAAAACCTTTTCACTTGTAACTCCTTTCATGTGTTTCAGGAGATCGATAGTGATGCTTCCCTCTGAGCACAGCGAAAGAAGAGCGTTGGATTCAGACTTGTCGAGTTTGGTGGAACCAAGTGTGAATGAAATGAGCATGTCTTTGGTGCAACGATGCAGTTATAAGGTGCTCATTTAATTGCTGCAACGTCAATATTCAACAGTCAAACAGAGGCCAACTGCGTGAATAGAGATACAGCGCATCATTTATTCTCATCTGCATCTCTTTAGCGATAAAGGTGCAGTCGCTCTTCATAAACTTAAGGTTGTCTTTAGCCTCTGATATATCAGTACATCCAATAGTGTCCTCCAAAGCAATACTTAATGGAAGAGTAATTTCCTTTGAACAACCATTTTCGGTCACATAAATGAGGATGTTGAATACTTGTAGACCAGGTATGTAAGTCAGCTTTGCATCTTTTGCTTCGTAAACCTCAGCGCTTACCTTGTCTGGATCAAAAAGTTCAGCAATAAAAATATCTGAGAGCCACTCCATCAAGGTCATTTTGTTGTTCGTGATGTTGGTGTGTCTGGTTGTTATACGTCTTATCTCTTCTAACATTTCCGGTGTTACTGTGCTCACTGTTTTTTACCCGCATAGTTACATGCTATGCACTGTTGGTTACAACAGGACATTTTGAAACAATTCAGAGGAGTCAGCGTCGTTTTCAATGTTGACTTCGCGAACATCATCTGCAAATAAGCGTAGGGTATTACTCATCTCTCCGATGCAGAAGCAGTTCATTTCCACACCGAAATCTTTCTTTCCTTCCACAAAGGTCTCTAACAGATCCGCATCAACACCATCATTACCATCAGTAATCATAAGGATGTCAGTTCGTGTTGTGAAGCACATGTGCTCCATAGCATCTGTTAGCACTTTGTCGAAACAGGTGCCTCCGTTACATACCCAGCTCAAGCAAAAATTTAACAGCTCTTCTTTGTTAGGTGTCTCAGGTTTGAGTACCAACCGCTGGCGCACTCTGACATCAAACAAACATATGTGTACCTCACGCTTTTGCTTTAAAGCTTCCTCTGCCACAACGAAAGCCATAGCTTTGGACCACAGCTCTGACTCTCCGTGCATGGATCCACTTACGTCTACGTACATAAGGATGGGTCCTCGATCAAGGTTCCTTGTTGGAGCCTCGTAGTCCTTACTGAGAAGATTCTTCTGGGAGTATTTGAGAGCAAACAATGCTCGACCTTCCTCCGTGGCAGCCAATGCCAGCTCAATGGGAAGCGCTTGATGTATTGAGTCTGAGAACTTGACTCCGACTATATCGCTGTAAGTAGATCGGTTCATACGTGCTCTCTTGCGCTTGGTCCATGCTCGGCGCAATGCACCAAGTCGATTGGCTAAACGAAGTAGCTCCTTATTGTTTCTTAGTTTGTTGGCTAAATCACGTTGCTCACTTAAGTCTCTGCGATTTTCTTTCCCCTCATTTGTTCCTGCGAGATTAGACATGGCTTGGTTTATGTCCTTGGCTTCTTGCATTGCTTTATTAACAGCCTCTTGTACCTGAGGGCGCATCTCCTCGCGCATCTGGTTCTGATACTTTTCGATGCTGCTTCCCAGCTGTTTACCCATTTCGCGAATCTCCTTTGCTTTCTTCAAATCACCGTCCTTCTTTGCTTGTACATACCGTTGACGTAAGTCTTCTAACTCTTGAGCAGCCTCGCTCAACGCCGTGGCATCGAGCAAAGCTTGATCAATTTGCTGGGTCAGAACTTCACTGAGTCGATTAAGAATACAAATAGAGTTATTACCTGAGTTCCATTGGTTGCCATAACACACGGGAGACACGCTAAGCCACGCGGTTGAGTTCACCACGTCTTGCATGAGACCAATCCAAAAAGCATTTTCTGGTTTGTAGTTTTTTGGAGGCGCTGCTTGTTCTTCATCTTGTATTGCGCGGAAGTAATCCTCTGCGTCTTGAAGTGAAATTACAGGAGTGACATCTTCGCCCTGGTACAAAGCCTCGAAGAGTTCTTTGCCGAACCGAGAAAGTTTACTGATGTCGTAGTGATTCGCCAGATACTTAACCCGTGGAGCAGAGTCGCGAACAAAGTCTTCCCATAAAAAATCTGTTAAAGGTGAAACGAGTAGAACCAGAGGGTCGTTGTTGGAAACTTTGACGAACTCTGTTTTGATCTGAGGTGATTTTGCTTTGTGCTTTTTCATGATTAGTTAGTAGTGAAACGTTCAAGAGCTTTAGTAATACGATTGAGATCGGCTTCGCTTTGTGTGTAGAGCTTCATTAGTTTGAGTCTGGCTTGCTCTGTAACCTCTAGATCTTCATCATCTAAAGTATCGCGCAGTTTAGAAATGATCAGATTCATATCGTTGTGACACTTGCGCACTTGCCGAGCACACTCGTTGAGAGCACTGATGTCGGTTGCTTTCTTACTGTTCCATTCGTAGAAGGTGTGCATAACAGAGTTAGCAGCGTTAGAAATATCTTTTTGAATCTTCTCGGCTGTGACAATAGATGCGTGTAAGCATTCGAGAATGGCATCCTTGTCGTCTTCTGTTTGGTACAGGATGTGAGGAAGAGTATCGAGAAGCATGCTGGGAGTGATCTCGTCAGACCCTTTCACCACGCGACGACGATCAGATACCTCCACTCCTGCAGAATCCAATCGGTTCATCACTTCGCCAAACACTTCAGCGAATTTTTTGCTGGGACCCGTTCGTGCTGCAGCTTTTTGCAGGGTCAACAAATCATCTGCAGTTAGTTTTGATTCGATCAACGGGCGTGGCTCTAGTCCCAATGACCAATGGTCAAGCATTCGTTTGCTGACTGGTTTCTGTAGGAGATTGACTGTCGGTCGAAACAAGAAACGATCGAGGAAAGCTTGCAGACTCTCCTCGTTTGGGAAAGAGTTAGTTGCTGCAACAACAGACTGAATCGGAGTTTCAATAACTTCTTTGCCGTTGTTGAAAGTTCGCTCATTCAGGATGGTG